TGTGGTCAAGCTCATGGAGGATACAACGAGCAGTCATACCAACATAATGTCCGGATTTAGTTTCACCGGTAAAGTCCTGATATTCAATTACCAATTCAGCTGGTCTGGTAATGTGTAAACCTAACAATGGAAAAGAAAGGCATCCTTCCATCATATGTACCTCACCTTTAGTTTCCACAATTTTTGGATTAAAAAATGCCACATAATCATCACCAGCACCGACAACGAATACTCGGTGTTTAAAACCACATTGATTGGCTGATAGTCCATAACCATCATGTTTCTTACATGTTTCTACAAGAGTAGAAGCAAACTCATTTGGATTTATCGATGGATTGGCGAAATCAAATTCAGGTAAAACTTCTCTAAGAATAGGATCATCTTCTGATACCAATTTAAAAGTTTTAACTTCAACAGGAGTTGCCGTTACTTTTGCTGCTTCTTCAGTATTAAATGTAATCACTTCACTCATTTTGTCCATCCTTTATAATTTTTACGTTTGCCAGACCATAATTCGGACATAGCGCCTTTATTCAACTCATTTTCTAAACAGAATTGTGTTAATCCTGTTACCAATATCAATTCGCCGGCAGGAGAAACGAATTGATAGGTTTTCTTTAGCTTGTTTTTATGTTCTTCGGTTTTTGGTTGTTTCATTTTTAACAAAGAATCTTTAGAATATATTCCACTTAGACCTTTATTCCATGGAACATTTCCTTGTTTAAGTTCAGATAATATTTTTTTTGTATTATCGGAATGTGTTTTATTAAACATGGGATTTTTCTCGCCCAACATACTAATTCGTTTTTCATCAATCCATTTTTGTGTGTGTTTTTTACCAAACATTCCATTCATTGGTCCATACATTGGTCCTCCTGTGCCACCGGAATGTACGTTGTAAGTGGGTTTCAACTCCAATATTTTGTTAATTTCATAATTAATAGCTTCCTGTTTGGTATCAAACTCAGCACATAATTTTATAATGAAATTAACAGCACCATATTTTTTTATGGCTGAAACAACAGGCATACGAGTGGTTTTTGCGTTTTTATGCAAACAAAAACGTTCAGTTAATGTTAATTTTGTATACCCAATGTAGTTATGGCCATTGATTTTGTTTATTATTTCATATACTTTATAAGGTTTCATAATTGAAAATGAGTTGTCGTTACTATTTATTTAGTAATTTTATTATTTTCAATTATAGAAAAATTATTTTTTTTAGTAAATTTAATTACGGACCTAAATTTGTCAAATAGTTGGTCTGATTTATGGCTGATAACAAATACATTGGTATCTTGTGATAGTTCATTCAACAGTCCCATCAACAATTCTACCGAAGCACCATCTAAACTACTATCAAATATCTCATCCAATATTAACAAATTAGTATTCGTAGAGTTTTTCAATTTAGCAATTTGGCGCCAAGTAAATAGTAATGCCAAATCTATTTTTTGTTTTTCTCCTTCGGAAAAATTAGCATAAGAAAACTCGTCACGATGCCTACTCTTAATTGTTTCATTGAAGTTCTCATCAATATTAAAGTTAACAAAGAAGTCCATTGCCGTTAAGTACTTATTAATCAATTTATTCATGATTGGTAAGTACTGTTTAATGATTTTTGTTTTGATGCCTGTATCTTTTAATAGGTTGGCAGCAAAATCATAATACATTCTTTCGGTTGACAATGACTCATGTGTTGTATTTAATTCAACCAATTCGGCTTTCAACTCAATTAATTTCTTATTGTCTTCTTCCAAATTCATTTTCTTGGAAGATAACTCTTTAATCTCACGGTTTAACTTGTCAATATATTTCCTAATAGAAGTTATTGTGGAATTATTGGCAACAATCTGTGAGTTATGTTTAGAAACATTGTCTATTACGGATGCAATTTCTGCCATTCGTTCTGAGAGTTTTTGGATTTCATTCTCAATTTCCTTAAGACCCGTTTTTTGTTGTGTGAGTTTTTCTTTTCGCTCGGTGATTTGGAGTTGTTTGAAGGACTCCTCAAGTGGGTGTTTACAAGTTGGACAGTTATCATTTGATTCATAGAAGGTCACATCCTTTTCATTCTTTTTAATATTGTTTTCAACCTTGGTTTCGAGTTGTAATAACTTTTTGGATTTAGCTTCCAAAGAAGTCTTTTCGTTACCTATTTGTTTAGACAATATGTCAATGTGTTTTTGAATCTTTTCATTATCCAAAGTTAATTGTTCCAACTGTGATTGATTGGTCTCAATTTCATCACGTTTACGTTGAACTTCTTCTTCATTGGCCAGTTTATGTTCTTCAATATTTTGCTTTTGAAGGTTAATCTTTTCTTGTGCTAAAGATATGGCATACTTAACTTTCGATAGTTCTTCTTTGAACTCAGCCATTTTATCTTTAACAACACTATTCATAGACGAGAAGATTTGTATATCTAGCAAGTCTTCAATGATGGCTCTGCGGTCACCAGGAGATAACTGCATGAAAGGAACAAAAGAAGCTGAACCAAGGATGACTACTTGCGTGAAAGACTTATAGTTTAGTTTAAGAATAAACTTCTCTAAGTGCTCTTGGTAGTCTTTAGCTTTCGCATCCTGGTTCACCAAATTGCCATTACAATATATTTCAAACAAGTTAGGTTTGATACCACGAATCACTTTATATTGTTTTGTACCAATAGAAAACTCAACATTAACCACACAATCACTTGTATTGATAGAGTTGAGTAACTGTGGTTTATTTATTTTACGGAATGGTTTACCAAATAAACCAAAACACAAAGCGTCAAGCACAGTAGACTTACCAGCACCATTATGGCCAATGATTAAAGTGTTTGGAGATTTGTCTAACTTAATTTCGGTACCTGAAGCACCAGTAGAAAGAAAGTTTTTCCAACTTACAGTTTGAAAGTTTATCATGCAGTTTCTAAGTTCAAAGCCTCAACGTATAGTTCTTTCAATATACCTTTGAGTCTACCATTATCAATATTATCCTGTTTAATAGCATCAACATACTTGTTTAGAATAGTCAATGTATCTTCGGCTTGATCCACCATTTCTTCTTCTAGACCTTCGGTATAATCCGTAAAATCTTCAGCAATAGTCACATCAATAGGATTAGCATTATACAGGCTATTCATGTATTTGTCAAACAAATATGGATTGGTTTTATTCAATACTACCACTTTAACATATTTGCCGGTATAAGGCACCATGTCTTTCGTACTAATTTCAGCAATTGTTTCTGCCACATCATCATATGTTAGTTTATGAAACATCACATTAGGATTATGAATAAAAGTAAGTTCACGTTTATCCAAATCAAAAAGATGGAACCCCCGAGGATCATTGAAGTCTTGCCAAGTGAGTTCGTAAGGATTTCCCAAATAGTATATCCCATCAGCATTAGATTTATGATGATAATGACCAGAGAAAGTGTAATCAAATCGTTTGAAAATTCCACGGTCTAGTCCTTCTTCAGATGGCATACCACGATGCATAGCAAAACCAGCAATTTCAAAATGACCCATGCATATATCAGCAGGAGTGTTTTTAATTTCATCCAAACATTGTTGATAGTTTTCGGCACAAATCCATGGTATCATACACACATCAGCAAATTCATTTTCATAATCTAAGTGTATGCTTTGTGGCGAATCAATTACGTTGATATTGTCATACTCACGCAACAATAGGTCTACCGAATTTACATCGTTTGTATTCTTAAAATAAGTATCGTGATTACCTGCCAACATATGAACCTGAATATTTCTTTCAGCTAACTTATCAAAGAACATCTCTCTAGCACGTTTTAGAGAATAGAAGTTTACATATTTGCGCCTATCAAAAGTATCGCCAAGAATAAGAACAGTATTAATTCGCTCAGAATCAATAATAGGAAAGAATGTCTCATTATAAAACTTTTCATAGTAGTCCAAAAAGTGTGTTGAATCATTCCTAGCTCCAAAGTGCTGGTCAGTTATAATCGCTATTCTCATGTTTTTGTGGTTTTGGTATTTGCTTGTAAGACTCTTTGTCTAAGTTCTGTGGTG